CACTCATTCAAAAATAAATCGGATCTTCTAGCTCCCCTAAGTTTATCAGGCTGATCCGTACTAAAGAACTCTATATAACTACCATTGCTAAATTCGTATTTTAAAATGGTTCTATTGTACTTTCTTTCATCATACCTATTCAAGGCTTTAAGTATATTAAGAAAGTCCTTTAAACAGCCTCTACGGAGATGAGGTACACTTTCAGAAACTATGCTTATTTCAGAACCTGGATTCCTAATTGCATAATCTATAAGTATAAGTAGTATAGCTATTGTTTTACCTGCTGAAGATCCTCCTCTTATTATCTTTATTCTTTTATTTAACTTTCTTAGTTTATCTAATGCTAAGGTTTTTTGTATTTGCATTAATCTATGAATAGAGGCATATCTTCGTTGATATGTATATCTTTAGTTTCTCTAGGCCTACCTGCATAGTAATTGTAATAGAGTTGTACATATTTAAAATCCCCTTTCTCTAATCCTTTCTTTAAGGATGCAAATGCTAGAGGCTCTAATGGAGTAAGTTTCTCAATTAGATTTACCTCTTCAGCTTTAGGCTTTCTACCTGCTCCAACTCTTTTGCCACCATTGTTTTTTCTTTTATCCATAATTGAAAAAGATTGATTAATCAATTATATAACGAATATAAGTTATTAATTTAGAATAATTCTGTTTGTGTAGTATTTTCTCTTAATGTAACTCCCATTGCTATATCTAATATATTTTTACCTGCTTGATAATCTACTAAGTTTCTAGCTATCTTTTGTACTGATTGTTTTCCTTTATATTTTCTAAAATCGTAATCGTGAAACTCGCATAATGTATCTACTTCATTTAACATATTAGTAAGTGTACCTGGTAACTTTCTTTCTCCTATGTTTGAGGGTAAATTGAAATTAGTCCAATATAAATGCCTCCCTCTTTTTTTTGCAGGGATCAGTGGCTCATAATAAGGAATAACATTTTCAACCACATATTTCCCATTGAAGAAATTATCTAATAATATAACTTGTTGATACAAACTCATATCTGGGTACTTATGTATAAATGTTTCTCTATTTTTTTGGCTTACTCTTACTCTTGAATGAGTAGGGCAAGGAGGAGAACTCCAAATAAAATCATACTCTTTGAAATTATCTAATAGATATTGATGAGCATCCTCAACTACTACTTTATCTTTTGGAAATCTATCCTGGTATAATTTAGCAAGTTCTTTATCCCACTCTACAGCAGTTACTTCGTGTTCATTTCCCCACTTATATCTATTACCACCTAAACAAGCATATAGATTAAGTATTTTCATTTTCAAGTTCTTTTTCTAAATTGGCTAAAGCCCTCCAACAAATTTTTGCAGAGTGCCTTGCTCCATCCGTATCTATTTTACCTGCTTCAAATAAATGCCTAGTAAGAGCATCTAATTCATCTGTACTTTTAGACCTATCCCAATGAAGAGGTTTATCTGGATGATGTTGTTGATTTCCTATATATGATACTCTTGCTACTTCTGCTAGAGCTTTAGGGAAGTATTTTATTAATCCTGTATATATAGGTATTTGTTTTCTTTTGTCTTTGTTTGTTTCCATTATAATACTTTTTCTTTCCAAGCCCATTCCTTTTTCAAGAGATCTATTTTTTGTTTTACTTGTTCTCTTTTATTTTGTGGAATATCTAATATTGTTTTTACTAAAGGATCTTCTAGTTTCTTTTTTAGATTATTGCATTTAGTTGTAAGCATCTCTACCTTATCTATTTCATCCCTATCCTGATCCTCATCTTCAAACTTAAATTGATTTAAAATATTTATTACATCTTCATTTGTTTTATATATATACCACTTTCGGTAGCTATTCATTAAGGTAGCGTGATTTACAGGCCATCCTTGAGATCGATAAAACATCTCCATCTTTTGCCATCTCATTTTTAATTTATCTCTAAGTATATAACATAGTAATCCTCTATGTTCTATTACATTCCTTTTTCTTGATTTTTGAAAAAGATTTATTCCTGATATTTCGGAAATCTTATTTGCTATATCTATCGGTTTCATATTCTTAATTTTAGTAAGTGATAACATTCTACATATTTCTCTTTGGCTTTACTTTTATATTCTTTCTTAAATAGCTCGTATAATCTCCTGGTATATTGGTATTTTGTTTTACATCCTTTGTAATATTTCTCTGCAAACTTAACACCTTTACCTTTGAAGTAATTAACATTATCGGCTGAATCTCCTACTATACATTGAGCATAAAAATTATATAAGGCCTCATCTTCACTTATATCATACACTTCTTTTTTAACATAATTATATATTAAAGCAGGAAATTGTTTATAATCTTTATCTATTGATACAATTAAAACCTGATCCCTTCCTGCATCATTTTTTATTCTATTCCAATTTTCGGCTACAAGATCATCTGTTTCTAATCCTCTTGTATATATACTATTATAAGTTTGCTTTACAAATTTGTGCATATCGTATAGTAGTGGAGGTTTTTCTTGTTTCTTTCTATTTGCTTTGTATGTAGGAGTAATCATCTTTCTAAAGTTTCCAGAAGAACCTGAGAAAGTTAATACATTTTGAACATCATATATATCATCTATATCATTGATGATTTTCATAAATTGTTCGGTATATTTATTTTGAGCATCTTGAGGATCTCTATAATATATATCATCTAGTTCTTCTCCATCTACTCTAGTTCTATAACAACTAGCAAAGATTAAAGAATCAGCATCAAACAATACTATCATATAATATATATAAAAAAGTTAATACTAAGCCTATAATAGATATTGCAGTAGCTTTCATTGTTTCGGAATATTTTGCATCCGATCTTCCTTGCCTACTCCTATATTGTCTTGGCTTATCTATTTTTAGTTTATTCATTTTACTTTCTATTTTAATAAAGCCTTTTTCTTTAAAATAGTTTTCATTTAGAAACTCTAAGTAGTTTCTTTTTTTTTTATTACTATGTAGCCATTTTTTTTAAGATGCTTTATCCACTTTTGTTTTTTCTTCTCTTCCTTTCTGAAGTGTTCAAATATTTGATTTGTAATTACCATTGTCTTTTTTTTTATAGTTACTGCTAATATAACGATTTATTAACAAATAATTTAATTACTATTCAAATTTATTATGGAGGCCATATTTTCTGTGAGGAGATATACTTGTTTTTTTACTTTCTTTTTATTCCATATTGTAGTAGAAGGGCAATATAATTCTGAGGGATCAGGCATATCAATTCCATCAAGCCAATACATATAATTGCCTTTAGGATCATTTACAAAATATAGTTTTACAATATCATCTGGAAGCTCCATAAGTTTATCATACTTAAATTTTTCTAGGAGTTTTTCTTCATAATACTTATCACGGAATTTCATCTCAATAACTACCTTTCTATTTTTAGGAGATAAACCTTCGGCATCCCAGCTCTTATCTTCTTTGCCTACCCATTGTAAATCCCATCCTAATATATTAAGAATCATAGTTACTGCTCGTTCCCATTTATGAACTTCCTTAATTTCCATTATCCCATATCTTGTTTAAATCTTTAATCCATTGTACTATTGTTTTGGGATTGCAGGTGCAAGGTAAATAAAATGAATGTTTGTGGTAGGTAGCGTGGAGCTTTGATACCAATTCAAACTCTGCTCTTGATAAGAATGATTTTTTACCCATTCTAAATTTTTTCCATTTTTGTCTATCATCTTTACTAAATTTTGTTACCATCTTTTTATCTTAATTTTATTGAGGGCATTTTTTCTCTTATCACAATTACAACTCTCATATCCTAATTTTTTAGCTATCCAGGTTGCTATTCTTTTACCTTGCCCAAAGGTTATTATGTTTATTATTTTTTCTGTTAAATCTCCTAATTTCATTTTATTGATTTTAATATTTCTATACAAAGTTCACTTGGAATTTTACTTCTTTCGTAATTGTTCTTTAGCCCTTGTGTGCCAGTCCTACTACCTCTTGGTGCTGGTTCGTGATGGCAATTTTTATTACCATTAAAACATTCTTCTCTTGGTTGCCACCCATTCGGATTAAATACTGATCTTAAATTATTAGTCCATATATCTGTAGGCTTTGCTCTTTTATCTCCATATTTGCAATACCAAATTGTAGTTCTAGGTAAGCCTTTCATAAACTCTAACTTTCTTAGTTTACCTCTTGGATTTTCTATGTACCAATATGTAGGATTTAGTTCTTTAATTATACTTATTGTTTTTTTAACAACTCTAACTCCAAAGATAGCATTATTGGTTTTAGGAGTATTATCTTTATTCCAATGTTTACCAATACTTGCTACACTAAAATAAGTACAAGGAGGAGATGCCCAAATAAAATCTGGTTTGAAGGGTACTTTGTTTATATCAAATTCTAGAATATCTACTGCGTAATCTATATTATCAAAAGCATTAAGATCAGAACTAAAAACATTATAACCTAAAGATTCGGATGCTTTACCTATACTTCTACTTCCAGCAAATAATTCTAATACATTCATATAATTTGTTTTAATTTATCTACTACTTTCTTATAAGTGTTATAAAGAGAATAATAAGGTATTCCTGATTTCCTAGATAATTCGGCAATGGATGTACCTGAGTTTACTATCTCAAATACTTTTTTATTATACCAATACATCTTATCTAGCTGATCCTGGATTTGTTTATATTTCTCATCATAATCTACATATACATCTGATTTTCTATATTCGGTTAAGTTCCTTACTATAGTAACTCTTTTTTTCTTTCTATATAAATCTATAAACATACTTCTAAGAGTTTTAAAGATGTAATAATAATTGATTTCATCATTGTAAGAAATATCTAATTTATCATTCTCTATTTTAAGTTGAATACGGATATACATCTCTTGTACTAAATCTTTTGCAGTTTCATCATCTAAACCAAAAGATTTGCATATTTCTATCCAATCATTATTTTTTTGGAACAAGAGTTCCATATATTTTTTCATAGGCTCTATGCTAAAGGATCATATAGATCGTTTACATAAGGTAGCCCTAATTCATTTACTGTAAAGCTAAATGTTTCAAAAGCATAATTTCTACTTCTTTTGCATTTAACTGTTATCCATTCTTTGTTTACTGTATTCTGTTCAAGTTGTATTTCTGTTTCCACCTTTTTCATTAAGGCAGAACCTAAATGGCCTGTAGCTTTTTCACTACCATAATTTGAGTGTATCACTGTTATTATATGGCAACAATATTTAGCACTCCATTCCATTAATTTCTGTACTGTATAATTAGCCTCTTCTAAAGAATTGACATCCATACAAAGATCAGCTATACCATCTATTATAACTAATCCTATATTGTCTTTTGTCTTTAAACAATACTCTATAAATTCTATCCTGGTTTTTGGGAACTCGGATCTTAAACTATAAATATAGTAACATCCAGGAGAATCTTCACTCATATCTACAATTCTCTTTGCTACTCTTTGAGTATGCCAAGCTCCTTGTTCTGTATCAAAGTGTATTAAACATCTTCCGTTTCTATGCCCTTTTATTTTAGAACCAAATCTATTTTTCCCACTCAAATATACTGAGGCTAATAAAGATATAAAAAAAGTTTTTTTACTTTTTGGAGGAGCTTGAATCATAGTAATATTAGAATAAGTACATATAGGGATTGGAAGGAGCTGATCCCCATTGTTTGATTTTATTAATTTTTCTCCTAGTGATATTGCTACAGGAGGATAGCTTAATTCTTCTGATGTACTTATAAAACAACTCTTCTCAAGTTGTTCCATTTTATTATGGTTTGTTTGCATCTAATAAATATAAAAAAAAAGAGGGAAAGATACTTATACCTTTACCCTCTTAGATTGATAGTTTAAACCCTTTTATCTTAAAATGGTAAATCTGCTTTTGAATCCTCTACTACTACTTCTTCTACTTTAGATTTGTCTTGCCCACTAAAAGGCCAAGATTTATCTATTTCAAATTTATCTCCATCTACTGTAGCTAGATTAGTTACATCTAGATAGAATCCATTAAACCATTCTTTTGGAGTTTTATTTGCTCTTTCTTCTTCTGATTGTGGTTTAGAAAAAGATCCGAAGTTTCTACCTCCGTTATCAAATATTTTAGGATCATCTAAATTAATCCTTAAATCTACATTTAAAAATGTACCTGTTTTTGTTTTCACAAAATATTGCTTAGGCAATTTTTCTACATTCATAGAAAGCCTAGCATAAACGATTCTTTTACTCATAACTTTAATTTAATTTTTGTAACTCTAATTTAGTAAATTTATTTAACATATAATGTTTTTCAATCTCATCAATACTTGTAGTTTGCTCTTTTAATCTTTGAGCTACTATTTTATATTTATCCGAGTTGAATTTTAATTCAGGTAATTGATTTGCTATAGCATTTTTAACTTCTTCTGCGGATGCAACTGAAGTGTCTAAACCTATACCTAAATTACCTAAAGCTCTACCCCACGATGAGGTTTCACAATTCTCTACATAACTTGTTTTATTAATAAATGTAGAGCCTTTAATCTCTTCAGCTAGTCCTGTAGCTATAGCCACTCCGTTTTCGTTTCTTATCGTAGTAAGTATTAATATAGAATCGGAAGTTTTTTCAACTACTTCTGAAGTTAGTGAATAATTAGGGTAATTGTTTCTAAAGTATTTTAACCTTTCATTTACCTCAACATATTCTTTACCTTTTATTTTAATAGTTTTTAAGTTCTGTTTCATATCTAAGTTTATCTAATTTAATTTGTAATTCTTCAATTTTATTTATTAGGCCTTTGCCTACCTTTTTAAATCTTCTTGATTTAGTTTTTTCTCTTTTAAGCTCTCTTTCTAAAGCCCATACCCTATCCTTACTATATTCAAGATTGGATGAATCGTAATTATGTCTTATCATTTTTCAAAAAGATTATTTCCAAAAGTTATATCATTTATAGAAACTTCGTGAATCCATAAATCACACATTGCATATAAAACTTTTAAATCCGATATTGTTAAATCTTCATAAAGAAGAGTAGATTGTAATAATTGTTTTATATGTTTAGCTGTTTTCCAACGATCAATATTGTTGTTTAGTGATTTTTTATGATCAGATTTTAATCTATCATAAAGGTATAGAGGTTTATCAAACATAACCTTGCTTTCACAAATGTAAGCAGATTCTGTACCAGATATTATATCTTCTGGATTTAAGTTCTTTTTGTTCATATATCTAAAGTTTAATTATAATTGATATAAAGATATTAAATTATTTGTTAAAAACAAAGCAAAAAAAAAGGATTAAAATTAATTAACCCCTTTTTACCAAAGACAAAATGAACAGAACTAATCAAAATTAATTATTTATCCATTAAATCTACAAACTCTTTGTATCTATTTATCAACGAAATTAAATCATCATTTGATAACTTTACA